TGTGAACCAGAGTTCTCTGAATTACTACCAATTTCTTCTGGTCAGATTAAAGATACGTTGATGCAGTTAGTAAGTGCCAAAGATCCTATGCTTATGGCTCTTATTACTCATCCACAGAACAACGAATTGGTCAGAAAGGCTCTTGCAATTCCAGAGCTTTACATTCCTGGGATTAACGACCGCACTAAACAGTATCGGGAAATTACTGAACTGTTACAGGCTGGTCCGGTCCCAAGTCAAAACTCTCCATTAGGTGAAGAACCATCAGTTGTTCCAGAAGAACATGATGATCACTTAGTTGAAATGGAGATTTGCAAGATTTGGATGAATAGCTCCAAAGGTCAGAAAGCAAAGAAGGCAAATCCAGCAGGTTATAAGAATGTTCAGTTGCATTGGAAAGCGCATCAGATGATGCAGCAATTACGCACTGATACGCCCAATGAAACTCCTCCAGGTAAAGAACCAGATTCAGCTTCAACTAGAGTAGGTGGATAATGTTTAGGCTTCCTAAAGTATTCTTTTCTCCCGGTGATTCTGGTGGTATTGGCGACGTTGAGCCAATCGAACAGGGTCCAACAGATAGAGATATTCTGAATAGTGAGGATGATGATGCCGTTTCCGATGAAAAGCAACCCGTTCGAGAACGTGGCAAAGGAAAAGGGCAAGTTCCCGATGAAGAAGAAGGGGACGAATCCATTCCAGAAGAAGTCGAAGAAGAAGATGACGAAGAAGAATCCGATGATGATGAAGGATCTGATGGGACTGAAGATGAAGATGTAGAAGATGACGAGGATGACGATACAGAAGAAATCGTTGACCTCGCCGCTTCAGATTTAGCTAAGGCAGTAAAGAAAGCTGCACCTGATCTCTTTAAGAAAGTTCCCGGTCTAAGAGAAGCATTAGAACGAGAAAAAGAATTTGGAGAGATTGTCGCTACTCCAGAGGATGCTAAGACTGCTGTTAGAGATGCTCGCTTTCTTTCAGCTATCTATCAAGACATTGCTTCAGGCGACGTAAAGCGGACCGGAAATTTTCTTAAGGCAATCAAGGAAACTAATCCTGATGCCTTTGAAGATTTCTCTCATACTATTTTAGAATCAATTGGTGAGCTTGATCCTCAGATGTATGGCCAGGTAATGTTAAAGCCAATGAAGAAGGCTTTAATGGCTATGTATGCTGATGCTCTGCGAACTGGTAATAAGAACATGGCGGCTGTTGCTATCCATGCTCACAATTACTGGTTTGAGACACAGGATATCAAGGCACCTTTAGAGGAGAGGAAGAAGGTAGGTAAGACTAAGGAGCAGGAAGCTTGGGAGTTAGAGAAGCAGGAATTTGAGAACACCAAGCTTGGTGACTTTAAGTCTGGCATTACGGAAGTTGTTAATCATTCCATGAAGCTCTCTATTACCAAGGAGTTAGATGGTATTAGGCTGGATGATTATCAGAAGCGTAATGTTATTCGTGATATCTTCACTGAAGTAGACCGTGTTCTCGGTGAAGATAAGCGATACTTACATGGAATTCAATCTCTTTTTGATCAGGCTAGAAGTTCCAAGTTCTCTCCTGATTGGAAGTCGCGTATTGTTAAGGCGTATTTGCAACGTGCAAGACAGGCATTGCCAGCTATCCGTAACAAAGTGTTAAAAGAAGCTGGCGTCAAAGTTAACGGAACACAAAAGTCTGAGTCGCGCCGATTAGTTCCTGCTGGATTGGGCGGCAATAGAAGTGAAGATAAAATTGACTTCAGCAGAGTTGACCGTTCTAGAACAACAGATATGGATATACTTAACGGTAAGCCGAAGTATATCAAGTAGGAGATAAATCATGGCAGTAGGCGGGACTCAGCTCCTCTCTGTTGAGATGGAAAAGGTTCGTAAGAAGCTTTCCATGCTCTATGAGTTGGAGTCAGCTAAGTTCTTCTCGACAGTGGAAAAGAAGGAAACGGAAGTTATCTCAGAACGAGATATGCGTATTCCTCTTGCCATTGGTCCGGGTGGATACTTTGGTTACTACAACCCTGATGGCGGAGATTTAGGAATTGGTGACGGCCAGACCTACGATAAGGCTGTTATCAATACCGTGAATTTCAAGCACGCCATTCAGTGGAACACTAAGGCTCAGTGGGGAACTGATGATAGCAGGAAGTCTGTTATCAATCTGTTCAAGGAACTGATGGCTAAAGCAATGCCAGAGTTCCGTCGCCAGACTGAATCTCAGTGCATGACGGCTGGTAATGGTGTTCTTGCAACCGTTACTTCGCTTTCAACTACTACGTTAACCAATGATACCATTACCTGCACGACTGATGGTTATGGTGTTAAGCTGCTCCGCAAGGGTCAGCGTATTTTGGTTTACGATTCGGCTTTGGCTGCTCCTCGTTCTGCTACTCCGGCTAAGATCATTGCCTATGATCTGGTTAATAAGAAGGTTCAGCTGGATGTGACGATTGCAGGCATTGCTCCTACGGATGTGATTGTTCCCGAAGGTTTATCAGGTGCTAATCCTGTTGGACTCTTTGGTGTTCCATATCACGTTCAGAATAGCACGGTTGGTGCGTGGTTAGGTTTACCGCGTGCTACTACGCCGGAAGTTCAGGCCAACAGGGTTAATGCTGCTTCGGCTGCTTTAGCTCCTGCGTTTGCACGTCGTGCTATCAATGGCATTGGTGATCGACTGGGAATGGATAACAAGACTCCATTAACAGCTTGGATGCATCCGTGTCAGGTTCAAGCGTATGAAGCTCTTGGTCAGTTAGTTTCCGTTATCAATAAGGAAGCTTCTGAACAGGGGCTCAATCTGTTCTTCTCGGAGAACATGCGTCTTGCTGGTGCTCCAATCAAGCCAAACTTTGTCTGGAACAAGACGAGGATTGACTTCTTGACTAATGATCATTGGGGTCGAGCGGAACTCCATCCCATTGATTACTACACTGTAGAAGGCCGTAAGATTTTCGAGATGCGCGGACCTTCAGGTGGAGTTGCTACGTCGCAGGTGTTCTATATCGTGGCTTCATGGAATCTTTTCTGTGATTGCCCACCTGCACAGGCTTACATTGATAACCTTCAGGTCCCAACCGGTTACTGAGGTTCATTAGTGTAGGAGAGGGGGCCGGTTTTTCCTGGGTGGACCGGTCCCCCTTTTTATAACATGACTGATATCGAATATTACAACGAACTCTTAATTACGCTGTATGGTAAGTGTCCTATTACCAACAAGCCAAAATACCGTATTGTCCGTTCAGAGTTACAGACTGAAAAGAGATACGGCTCATACGATGTCTTAACACAGGAAACCGGAATTTGGTTAGGTGTTAAGCAAGGATTAGTAGAGATCAAAAAGTATTGGTATATGAAAGATTGCTGGCTCCTCGAAAGAGTTGAGCCTAATACCAATAGACAGGATGTTCTCTATGAGAAGTTTACCTATGAACCTATTTATCCTTTCTTAGATAAGGATGATAATCCGCTTCCGTTTAGTTGGAGAGCGGTAGAGTTCTTAATAGGTAAATTAGAAAGAGCAGAACGCGGAGTTAAGAAAACAGAAGAAGATCATCGGCAGGATGAAGAAAAGAAGCAAGCTGAAGAATCGGAAAAAGTTTATGGTGTTCTGGATGCTCCTGATCCGGTTAAACCATTACCCACGTTCACAACGTCAACATTACTAGGTTAACAATGCCAACAGCAACTGTTCTTTCCATTTGCCCTTTTGAAACTATCGAGATTAAGCCAATCGCTAATGGCTATTTCCATATCCCTGCCGCTGAGAAGGATGATTTTGTTCTTCTCCATATTAATGACTCATCTTATATTCAGCGGCTACCGGCTACTGATCATAATATCACGATTCATGTAGCGGCTCATCATATTGCTCGTTCATTAGTGGATGATTTTGTTAATACTGTTATTGAGGCTAATGAAGCTGCTGGACCCGGAATGATGTGGTTTGAGAATAAGCTGACTAAGACAGATGTTATTCTTAAGCACAAAGATGAGCTTGAAGTTCTTAAGGCTCGCCAGATTAATTGGTTTAAGAACCTCTGTCAGAAGGCAGATGACGATTGGAACCAGTATCGTAAGATTGGTTTAATTTCCGGGCATCAGAAGTATGCCGCTAAGTATTTAGGACATCAAGCTGAATGGTTAGTTGAATACAATCAGAATGACGGGTTAATGGATTGTCCTGCTTGCTATTCTAAGATTGATGCGCGTGCAGTTAAGTGTCTGCATTGTGGTGCAATTCTGGATAGAGCTAAGGCTATTGCTTACGGAATTCTTGCAGCAGAAGTAGCTAAGGTTGCTCCTGCTGTAGCTACTAAGGGATAACAATGCCGAATCTAGCCTCAGATGTATTTGTAAGAGTTAGAGCGATTCTGAATGATATTGCTATGGACCTCTATACTGATGAGGTTCTACAGCCATATCTGCGAATTGCTAACGATGATTTATCTGATGAGCTAGTGGATAATGGTGCTCCTGCTCAGAAGGAAGTATCAACTAATATTGTTCTTCCTGTTGGATTAGCTACTCTTACACTACCCGATAATGTGATTTATCCTATTGAACTCTTTGAAAAGAATCAAGGAGAGGATGATTCATATTATCGTAAGATGCACCAGCTTGAGTTTCTTCCTAATAAGCTTCCTGGTAAAGAATTAGGATACTGGACTTGGCGTGAGCAGAATGTAAATGTACTTGGAGCTACTGTAATCAAGAATGTTAAGATGCGATACTATCGTATCATTACTGACTTGATTGGTGT